ATGATGGAGGAACTCATGCCTGGTAAGACAATGTCCGACTTCAAAAAGTTCGAGACTAAGCTTGACGCAGCCAAGGAGTTCATGAGAAAGAACAAGCTGATGTCTGACGACCTGTCGGATTACTTGTACGCCCTTCATGCCCCGTCTCGAAACCAGATGATATTCGAGAAGTATGGCAAAGAAAACGGCTCTGGCATGTCGAACGAGGAGGCGGATGCATTGATTGAAGAACTTGAGCAGAAGTACCCCAAGGAGGTTCTTGAGCAAGGGGCTAAGATGTTCAAGGACATGCTCGCTGAGAACAGACAGATTATGATTGACTTTGGTCTTGAGTCTCAGGATGTTATAGATTCTTGGGAGCAGGACGAAACCTACGTTCCGCTGTATGGTATTGCTTTAGACGAGAAGGATGCTCAAACAACTGTCTACCCCACTGGCGGCTCTGGCATACACGTTTATGGAAGAACTAGTAAGAAGGCCAAGGGCAGGGCGAGCAAGGCAACCAACGTGCTTGCCAACATTATATCTGCGTCTGCGGCACTGAGAATCAAGGCAAGAAAGAACGAGGCCCTTGTGTCATTGTTGAACCTGGTTCAGCAGAATCCATCATCAGTGTGGAGCGTAGAGACCTCCGTAGAGTTTGGCGCTGACTCAACCGTTGGTGTAAGAGTTGAGGGTAAGCAGTTATTCATCAGGTTCCAGAACCCATCTCTTGCCAAGCAGTTGAAGAACATGGGGGTGGACAAGGTAAACGCATTCAACAAGATGCTTGCCCTTCTGCCAACTGCCTGGTTGCGTAAGTCGCTCACCACGATGAACCCCGAGTTCTTCATCCCGAACTTCACCAGAGACCTTGAGGCTGCTCTATTCAATGCTGCATACGAAAGCGAGGAAGGAGGCATAGCAGCTGGTTTTGATATAGAAAAGGAGGTAGCCAAAATCAAGAAAAAGGTTTGGCCAGTGATGAAGTCGTTGGTTGCAAGGGCCAACGGAAGACCTGGTAGTCCTGAGATAAATCAGTACATGGATGAGATGATTGAGGACGGTGGCCTTACTGGGTATACTTACGCCAAGCCGCTATCCGAGATTGCCAGAGAACTTGAGAGAGACCTATCTCCAAACAAACTGTATCTCACGAAGAAGGCGCTTGGAAAAATTGGTGGATACGTGGAGGGCGTCAATGATGCGTTCGAACAGACCATCAGGCTTTCTGTCTACATAGCCGGAAGAGAAAAGGGCATGTCAAGACCCAAGGCAGCACAGCTTGCCAAGAACATAACCGTGAACTTTAACAAGTACGGTGAGTGGGGAATCACGTTGAATCAGTTCAAGTTGTTCTTCGGGGCCAGCATCCAGGGTAGCTATAGATTCTTTACTACGATGGGTTCTCGCAAGAACGTGACGCTTCCGGATGGGACAACCGTCAAGAGACTCAGAAAGGCCCAGAAACTTGGCTTGGGATTATTTGGTCTTAGCAGCGCACTGACCGCCATCAACATAGCTATGAGTGGAGAGGATGAGGATGGTGAGTTGTTGTACAACAAGATACCTGACCATGAGAAGCAAAGAAACCTTATACTTATGTATGAGAAGGACAAGTACTTCAAGCTTCCTATGGCTTATGGGTTTGGTATACTATCCTCGTTTGGTGAAGCCGTCACTTCTACCGTTCTTGGCGAAAGAGAAGCAGACGATGCCTTTGCTTTTACGATGAGTTCTATCCTGAACTCATTCTCGCCAGTCCAGTTTGGAAGCTACTCAACTCCTGAAAAAGGTCTGATTACGGCGCTTACTCCTTCTGGGCTTGCAGCCTTTGGTGAGGCAGCTATCAACGAGACTTTCTTTGGGACTATTGTGTACAGAGAGCAAATGCCATTTGGGACACCTGTTCCAGAATATCAGCTTGCGTACAAGTCTCCCAAGTTCTTGAGAGACATGGCTCAGTGGATGAACGAGTCAACAGGTGGAAGTGAGTATACCCCTGGGGCACTGGACTTTAACCCAGACAGACTGTATCACTACTGGAACTTCTATATAGGCGGTGCGGGTAGGTTTGTTAGTAGAACTGGCACCTTGATATATAACTCCGCTCAGATGATAAAGGAGGGTGAGTGGGTTAAGATGACTCTCAGTGACCTGCCTCTGGTAAGAAATATATATGGTGAGATTGGAAAGCATTATGATTACGACAAGTTCAGAGACAACCTTATAACCACGAAGCAATTGCTTGATGAATATGAGGACCCAAAGACAAGGGGAGAGAAGTCTCGTTATGGAAGTATATATCTTCTTAGCAATGAGGCCAAGAGAACTGAAAAAATGTTAAAAACAAACAGGGAGAAGATAAGGTTGGCTGAACAGATGGAAAACTATGTGGACAGACAGAACAGAATCTTTGAACTCTACGAGGAGCAGCGTTTGATTATGATGCGTTTCAACAAACTTTACAATGAGAAAGGACCGAAAGAAGATTAAGGATACCAAGGTCGGAATCTGGCTGAAGGACAAGGCCCCTGACGTTCTGGAGACAGTTGGAGAACTGCTTCCAGACCAAGGGGCTCTTGGCGTGGTCAAGAGGCTCATAGACCTTGAGCCAAACATGACCGCTCAAGAGAAGATGGAACTTGAGAAGATGCTCATGGAGTATGAGTCCAATGCTCAGGACAATGTGACTGAACGATGGAAGTCAGATATGATGTCTGACTCATGGTTGTCTAAGAATATAAGGCCCATGATTTTAATGTATTTGATACTTTCATTCACTATATTTGTAGTCACCGACAGCATTGAAAACGTGGCATTTAACATAAATGAATCTTACATAGATGTATTTAGTGTTTTGATGACAACTGCGTTTACTGCATACTTTGCTGGGCGTTCATACGAAAAGATAAGACTTAACAAACGATGAATCATTCTCTCCCCCTCAGAAGCGCCTGGCCTGTGCTGTGGTTTCTTACTGTGTGCATGTCCTTTTCTTTCTGTGCTGCACCTGCGCCTGCTCAAGAAGAGTGTGTTGTCATGGGCTCTCAAGAAAACACGCTTCCAGAAGACTACAGTTCTGCCAATCGTGTGTACACAGAGAAAACAATTAACTGTGTGGTTCACGTCCTTCACGACAACGAATACTTCCCTAACAGCAACGTAGGTCTTGATGTTGTTATTGATGCATTCGAACAGCTAAATGTAGACTTTGAGGGGACGAGCATATCGTTCAATCTCGTTGACGTCACCTACACCCATCTTGGTTCATTTGCATGGGCAACGTCATACAGAAATAATGGAGGCGTCTGTTTCCCGGATTACGGTACTCAGATGGCTCAGTGGACAAACATGGTGAAATGGAACACGGCAGAATACTGCAACGTGTACGTTGCCCCGGACTTCTGCTCATCTGTACTTGGATTTGCATGGGTCACATACTACCCTTGGTCTACTCTTGACGGGGTATGGGTGGAGACAGAGGTGTTTGGTGTAGATGGCCCTCACCTCACGTTTAGATTTGAAAACGAGACGCTCACCCACGAGATGGGGCACTACTGTGGGTTGCATCACGTGTTCAAGAATAACACTACATCTGTATCAAGCTGTGGCTTGAACCTAGGCACATGCGAACATACAGGCGATTATGTGTGCGACACGCCTCCGACTAAGGTTAGCTATGGGTGTCCTGGGGTTCCTGGGTATCACTGCCCCGTTACCACGTACAATGGCGTTCCCTTCACTGCTGACAATCACATGGATTATTGCCACGAAGAGTGCAGGAATATGTTTACTCCTGGGCAGATAGACAGGATGCATGCTATGCTTGAGTACCAGCGGTCTGACTTGTTCTCCGACGAAACATTCTGTTTTGGTGATTTTGACGGAGACTGTTTTGTTGGGACGTCAGACCTGTTGCACTTGTTGTCGTACTTCAACTGTAACTACTGCACAGAGGCTGACTTAGACCTAGACCATTTGGTTACCACCAACGACCTTCAACTGCTTTTGAGTGTGTATGGACAGGACTGTGATTGTGGAGAGTTGTACATCCCCCCATATCATGTCAACAAACCTGAAGACATCCACGAGATAGTCAGGAAGATAAATGAGCACATGAACAAAAATGATTAAATTTACACATGGCTAAGAAGGAAACTGGTAAAATTGTACTAAGCAAAAAGAAATCTGTTGGTGGCCATGCAAAGAGTGACTCTGACAACAAGACAAGTAAAATGTACAACAAGAAGTACAGGGGTCAAGGAAGATGAAGTTAATGAAGAGGAAGGATGGTTCCTATTCGCCGAGAGGCCTGTGGGACAATATCAGGGCCAACCGTGGTTCAGGAAAGAAGCCCACAGCAGAGATGCTGAAGCAAGAGAGGAAAATTAAACAACAAGAGAAATAAAGTCTACATACTTATACTTCAGCCCGTAATGTAAACTAAGGGCAAAAAGAAAGGGGCCTGTGCCCCTTTCCTGTTTACCGAAATAGTATAGCTGGCTTATCCAGCATTGAGATATGTGCTTCATCGTACTGGGCATGCTCCTGTGTCGCAGTCAGCGATGTCCACATCATCAAATCCAATGCCGTCGATAGACACCAATGGCTTGACCATAGACGACATCTCGAGGTACTTCTCCTCCGTGATTTCCTCCAGTGGGGCTTGGTCAAACCCGTGTTCGTTGTGAAGCAAAAACGAAACCGACTTTACCACATGCAGGTTCTCTCTCAGCCACTGCTTGATGTCCTCTAGCTCATGAAGTCTGTAGTAGATGGTCACGGACACAGCGTTGTCAGACCACTCCTTCTGAAGTCTCTTGATGACCTCCAGCTGGTCGATGGCCGTCATGTCCTTGGCCAGAGTTGTCCCTTGAGGAAACTTACATGGGAAGCTTACCACTTCCGTGCCGTGGTCCTCCGTCCCGTCGAAGTTTCTTACGAACTCTACTGGATAACCAGAATCTTTTGCTGCTCTAACAAGAGGGCTACCTGAGGCCATTCGAATTCTCCTGATGTAGAATTGGCTATAGGCAGGATGTGCTCCTGGTGTAACGCCAGCGAGAAGACTAAGTGTTCCAGATGGCTTAACCGTGGTGAGCTTAATACTGCGAGGGAATCCAGCAAGTTTAGAGTATTCATTGTCATATTCTCTAAGATACACATAGCACAAGTCAAGCCATGTGCGCTGCTCTTCTGTGGCCTGAAGGTAACCAGTAACCCCGATACCCATCCTCATGTTCCTGTGCACGATGTGCTCTGTCTCCTTTACGGCACACTTGATGGCGAGGCTGTGCTTGTTTATCCTGTACAGGTAACGTGCTACCTTCTTTAGTTCCTCGTAGGACTCTATGTTGGGAAGGTAAATCTCTGCAAGGCAGCATGTCTCGAAGTTGGCGAGGCCCTGCTCTGCACATGGGTTGAATCCACGAACCTCTGGGTCAGGGTATTGGGTCTCACCCGTTCGCCCCATGCGTCTGGTGGCATCGAGGTTGATGATTCCGTATGGCTCTCCGTTGCCGTTATAGCCATCCCAGAACGACTCGTGCAGGTTGTTTATGTTGCCACACACAACGCTGTTGTTGGACATAGCCCTCCAGTTAGGAATGTTGCCAAGGTCCCATCGCTTGGCGCTCAGGTACTCCACATCGTCGGGGTCCCCGATAGCAATCTGTGCTGAGCGTCTCACGTTGCCAGCCACCACGATTCTACCGATGATGTTCATGATGTCGAGGCAGTCCACAGGGGTAAGTGCTGCGCCTTCCTTGGCGTTGAGCAGCTTGTTTATTTCCATCATCCCCCAAACCAGGTCCTCTGGTCCTGATGCCGTCCCCCCAAAGCCTTTGATTGGGGAGCCCTTGGAACGGATGAGATGTGTGGCGAAGGTGAATCCCTTTCCGGTCACAAACGAAGCCTCGAGGACACGTCTGAGGAGTTCCACCCAGCCCTCTCTGCTGTCAGGAACGATGAAGTCTGCATCGTTCTTGTCCATCCGTGTGATGGTCACATTGGGTAGGGGGTTAGGCAGTTCACCTACGTTCTCTCTTTGGATGTTGAACCCAACACCGCTGCCCAGCATGAGCATCTCGAATGCCCACGTAAATGGTCTGACAGGCTTGTCTACGACCACGAAGGCGCAGTTCTGAAGCGAGGGGAGACCGAGGCGGTCCACGGTCTCGGTACCAAGCTGCCACAGAAACCTGCCAGCCACGGTTCCTTTTAGAGACATCATTATGTGTCTCAGCTCATCTTTTTCGACGTCAGAGAAGCCACAACCCAGCTGTTCATTGCACGCCTTGACGACGCGCTCAACTGTCTCTGGCCACTCTTCGGTCCTGTTTTCAACTGCCCTTGCGTAGGTTCTTTTGAAGACGGGGTAACCTACCTCCCCCCACGGAATCGAGTGGGAATCTGTGTTTTTCATGAGCCGATTTTTAGATGGAAACGGCTCACAAGATACTAAAGAATTACGGACTTTATGAATCCTGTTTCTTCAGATTTTGTCAACGTTTCTATAGGAACGACATACCCAAGAGCATTATTGTCTCCAGTGGAGCTATTATCTCTTGATGGGTATTTTGTGACGGACAGGTGATTCAGAAATACCGGGTAATCAAATACATACGCCGTGTATAGCTTCTCGAGACTCTTGATTATGTACACGAAGAAATCGACCTCCAGCACCATGACACCGCAGAAGCTGTTCCTCTTGGTGCTCCAGTACTCAAGGAACATGTTAGGAGGCCTGTTGTGCTTCTTTGCATAGTACATAGCTTTCTCGTCAAGCTTCACCTCGTAGTAGTTGCCCATCGAGTCCATGAGGTCCCAATAGTTTACCCCAGCGTCAGAGAATACCACATCGTGTCCTTTCGATGCGAGGTGCTCCGCCCACATGACCTCCCCCTTCAGGCCTACGGCCATGGAGGACTTGAACTTACTTGCCCTGGAACTCAAGAGCAGCCTGCTTTACGAGGTCAATCTCCAAAGTGACAGCCTTTCTAAACTTGGCCATCCCTTCAGAAATCTTCTCCCTCTTGAAAATCGGTCTGCCGTCCTGATTGTGAAGGTCTTCGTAGAGTTCTGTTACCGCGTCTGCCATTCTTTGAGTGGCCATCGCGTACATCTCCGAGAGTTTGTATTCGTTCATCGTGTATTAAATCTAAAATTATGTTAATGCACTCGTCTACCTGTTGCTTGTTTTTGGGTAAGAAAAGAGCGGGGAGAGGTTCCCCGCTTTTACAAAGGTAGTCCAAATACATCTTCCATCTGAGCTGAAATGTGTGCTGTTCATGTATATACCCCTTTGTTTCTATGACAAAGTTGTAGTCAGTTCCTACAAAGTCTGGAGTGTATTTGATGGGGAGGATGTGTGAGTTGGTTCTCTTTACGAGGTCCTTGCTCCCCCTTGTCATCTTGTAGTATACCCCGTTGTAGTTAAATGACTCCTGCAACACGTACTCCTTGCCCTCGTACATAAAGTTTAGATTTTCCTGCTGGAGCCTTTCAGCGCAGTACTTTTCTAACTGAGACTTATACTTCCCAAGCTGTCTCTTCCTTGTGTTTGCACGAGGAGTCGTAGCCGACCCTTTTTTTCTATGCATGACCACAAATATATAATACAGCTATGGTTATATAATATCATTCGTTAAATACTTGGTATCTCGTGAAGTCCAGGCCTATTGGCTCAAACAGTTCGTTGCCAGTGCTCAGCGCCCTGAATCCTGTCATGGTTGGGTTCATGGCGTACGTGATTGGCTCGTCTAAAGGCGTGGGTTGTCCACCCGTCTTCACCTCACGTACCTTCCTGACGTGTAGCTCTGTGGTCCTACGTGACTGCATGTCAGGGGCTTGCACCTTGCGGTGGATGGTGATGAAGCAGTCTGCCCTGTTCACGAACTTGCCACCACCCTCGGTGTCCTCAGCGTATGGGGCTATGGGGAGACCATCGTCGCCTTTGCGTCTCTGGGCCTCCGTCACGGCGTGCATGTTGAGCCACACGGCTATGTTGTTGGCCGTGCTGTACGTAAGGAACTCTGAGGCTGCCTCGTAGTGGTAGTCATGGACACCTATGGCCGTGTTCTTCAGGTCAATTTTGAGGCTGTTGTATGGGTCTACAAAGACAGCATCCACGTGTTGAATCCTGCGTACCTTCTCCATAAATAGGATGATGTCGGAATAGCTGTACACCTGATTGTTGTTGATGATAGTGAAGTGGTCATTGACCCAGCGGTACGCCTCCTTGCGTTGCTCGTAGTTCTGAGTCTTGATGGGCATGGCTGTGGCAAACTCCATCAGCGTCATCTTGACCGACCACGTGCTGTTCTCAGAGGAGTAGAGCACCCACTTCCACCCATGCCTACGGCTGGCGTTGACCATCATGTACAGGGCCATCGTCGTCTTGCCCACGTTGCTGTGGCCGTTGATGATGACGAACTCTCGCTTGTACCTGAAGTATTTGTCGAGGTTGGGGTCCCCTGTGTCCAGACCAATCAGAATCTTTCCGTTGACAAAGTCATCAATCATCCTGTAGTCAGAGTCGTCTGACGAGATGAACGACATGTCCCCATCGTTGATGAGCAGTTCCCGTGTGACCGACTTCTCGTCGTTGATGATGTCCCGAAGTGGAGCGTTCTTGCCTGCCTCCAGTCCTGCACGGATGGTGGTGAGGGCATGCTCCTCGGAGTCTATGTCCCGCTTCTGTATCTCACGGAACAGAACTCTGATGACCTCTTCCTCCTCCATGCGCCCAGCAGACACGTATCCGCCACACAGGCGTGAGGCCTTGAGCAGCGTGTTGTGCTTCTCCCCATCCTGCGCCTGACGAATCATACGTGCGGCCAGGTTCAGCTTCATGTAGTCTGTGTAGACATATGGCTGGCTTGGAGTCTGTTCCTCGCTGTGCTTGGTTATCAGGCCTCCGAACGGGGTGCTCTCATCCTTGACAACGATGTCCGGGTCATAGGACTCGAAACAAGCCCGTGATTCGTTGATGCCTGTCTCATCTACCTCCAGCCCATACGACTTGCTGAAGTATGCCTTGATAGCCCTGAAATGGTCTCTGTGGCGCTCAGGGTTGGTGACCTTCACAAGGGCCTTGAGTCCATCCCCAGAAGGGGACACCCAACAGGCTCTGACGTACTGGTCGGAACCCACCTGCGTCTTCCCAGCCTGAACGTCGATGTGGTCGAAGTCAAGGACTATGTATCCGCTGTGCTCCACAAGTTCGCTGTCGGAACGCTTGTTGAACGTGCCGCTCCACAGGACCACAGGGAGGGACATCTTATCCTCCCGTTCCCTGCTCGTACGGAACCGCTCTACGGTGTCCTTGGACTTGCCCTGCTGGATTCTGTCCAGCGCCACGTCCATATGGATATGGTATGGTTTATCCGTGTCGTGGATAGACCGATACAGGGTTACTTTCATTTCCTGTAGTCGTTTGCCTTTTTCAGGTACCATTCAGCCTTTTGCAGGTCCTGCTCAACTGACTGGCCGGGCTTCTCACCTGCACGCATCTTGTACTTGAAGGCGTTTATCTCGCAGTACACAACGAAGTTGTCTGCACCCCAGATGTCAACCATCATCTCCCACGTCTCTTTGGGGAAAGACCTATAGTGATTGGGGCTGTTGACCATATCTACCTGTTGTAGTTCGTCATTCCAAGTTGTTTCCATGTCCGTACTTTTTTAATTGTGATTCTTTTTTCGGATTTGTATGTAGAGGAGTATATCTGCCTCTCCATGGTTGAGATTGACAGGGGGTCGTCCATGATGTCCAGCACGTCTGTGCTGTGACTCATGCACCACACGTCCTTCGTCATCTCTTTCTTTCCGTGCTTGTATGTCACGGTGAGTTCAACGTAGTAAATTGGTAGGCTGTTTTTGTTCATTGGTAACGGTGACACTCATTCTCTTCTTTATGAACTCTGCCACCCAGTGAAAATCTACTGACGTTCCCATCACCTCCTTGCAGTCATCATGGGTGAGCACGATGGTGTTGTCACCTGACTTGTTTGCTATGCACATCACCAAAAAGTCCTCCTCAAATACAGGTATATCTACCATGGTGTTGAAGTGTTCTATGATGCATGCGTGGAAGGTGTATCGCTTTCCATTCGCCTCGGCTTCGAAAGAAGAGGGGCTGAGGAACACAATGTCCCTCAACCCCCATTCAATCACACACAGACAGCCGAGAATCTTAGAATGGTAGGTCGTTGTCGTCAGCGACTGGGGTAGCGGCCCGCTCATTCTGCTTCATGTTCTTCTCGCGGTACTCCTTAGCTGACTCGCTGTTGGGGTTGTACACACGAGCGAAAGGCTTACCTTCCTTACTCATGAACATGGTGATGTATGCTTGGCCCTTGCCTTCAGCATTCTTGGACAGGTATCGGTCAAGGATTTCCTTGATTTCAAAATCCCGAAGCTTTACGCGCCAGCTAACCAGCTGTCCGTTGTTGTACTTCGGCTCATCAGCGAATCCCATCAGGACGCTGTCATAGCTCTTTTCTTTGCTCATTGCTCAACAAAATTGGTGATTAAAAGATGGAATAGGAATAGGGTTGCGACGATTAGGACGTTCTCTGCGATGTCCTTGATTCTTTCTTTGGTCTTAGACTTCATAGGTGACAAAATCAGATTTAGGGTCCGTGTTATTCTTGAGGAAATCTTTGATTCGTGCTATGGCTGCTCGGGTCTTCATCTCACCCTTGAATAGTGTCTCTTCGCTGCACTTGACGACAGCGGGAAGGTAAGGGTAATCTTTCTCCTGTGCAACCCAGTAGAACTCTTTTGCTGACGTGGCCTGCATGTACAGGTACGCTTGGATGTCGTAAGACAGCTTGCCTACGTCATAACGGAATCCGCTGATGCTTCGTGTGGACTTGCTGTCCACCACCATGGCCCTGTCCTTGTCCCAGCAGTCGATGAATCCCTTGACCTTGATGTCGAGGATGTTCTTCATGATGGGGACTTGGTAGTCGCCAGCGAAGTACTCCTTCGTGATTCCGCAGGTGTGCAGTCGGTCAATCATGTCGTTGGCCGTCTTCCAGTCGTCGGGGTTACAAAGGACTTTTCCGTTTGCGGTCAGGTCGTTCTCGATGGCTTCCTTGACCTCCTTGTACTCCTTGGTGGCCTTGGGTGACTTGGTGGACTGGGTGGCCGCAGAACAACGCTCGAGGATGTACTCGTGGTCCACGATTATGTAGGTCTCCATGGCCTTGTCACGTTCGAAGAGGAGCATGTCGTACAGGGTTCCGAAGTCAAGGGCATCGGACTTGTATGTAATCTCTTTCTTCATGTACGCATCGAACCGAGCGATGTCCTCGAGCGATTGCTTGAGGCTGCTGTAGGACAGGTGCGGTTTCCCGTACCGAGCCTCGAGGAGTTGGGGCAAGTTCATCGGACGAACTTCTTCAGGGCTTCCTTCTGATTGTCAGTCAGTTGTGCGCCGTAGTGCTTCATCACGCTGTCGTAGGCTGTCTTGCGGTCTGTGGCTGACTTCAGGTAGGCCACGGCCTTGTCCATCATGGACATGGATTCCTGCTTGGATTCTTCCTCTGCGATGGCGTCACGCGCCGCCGCTCCGCCTACGGGCACACGTCCATGTGACTGGGCAGGTTCGTTGCCGTGGGTATTCGTGGCATCGCTGTCCTTGGTGTCGTCGATGAGGAACATCCCGTTGAGGGCATACTTACGTGCATAGGAGGATGTGGCTCCAGTCACCTGTGACGCATCCATGCCCTTCTTGGTTTCCTCCTCACGGGCGTAGGCACTAACGCTGTGTGCGTTTCCGTCATAGTCAAAGGCAGTTACCGTGGACATGACGTATACACGCCCCCCATATTCTTCTATTTTGTCGGAGATGGTCATGGTTAGACCATGTTTCACGAGCAAGGGCTTCACCGCTTCGAGGATGTCCTCACATGAACGATACTTGTACTTACCGAAGGAGTTGAACTGGCCCTTGGGGGCTTTTAACTCTGACTGAACAGCCAGCAACTTTGATTGAATGTTCATTGAATTGTGTTTTTGAGCTTGTGGCTCGTGAATTTGATTTGCTGTCACTTCATTCTCTAACGCGACTTTCGATGGCGTAGTATGTTTCGCCCCTCCAGTTCGCGACTGCCGCTGACGGCGTGATGTACCAAGAGTTTCCTCTTGTGTAGATGTAGTTGATTTCAAGGTCGTTCATTTCTTGATGAATACTCCGTTGATGGTGCTCCCTGCGCGGTCTTTGATTTCGTTGTACGCAAGGTCGAGAGCGTACTGGGGGTCGATGCCAAGTTGATACGAGAGGATGATGATAGTGACCAGCACGTCACCAACTGCGTCTGCCGTGGTGGAGGCACGCTTGCGCTTGGCGATACACTCGGCAAGTTCGCCGAGTTCCTCCACGACCTTCATCATCTGTGATGGGGCGTTCTCACGCTTGAGCAGCCCCCTGTCCTTGGCCCATTGAGCGACCCCTAACTCGAGGGCCTCCCACTCCATGACCTTTTCGTCCTTTAACTCCTGTGCCATAACTCTATTGTATTGAATTGTGATTAGACAACGAAGATAGGTGGTGAACTCGTATTTACCAAGTTTTTTGTGAACTCATAGACGTAGTAGTCGTAGTGTTTCCCGAACTGCTCTTTGTGATTGCGGGCGCTTTCGATGGCCGTGTCTTTGTCGTCGAATACCCCGATGGGGAAGGTGAGGACCTCGAGGTGGCTGTTCCGTGTGGCGGTGACAGCGTACATGAGCTGGTCGTTCATAGGTTGCTGAATCGTGCGAAGAACAAGTCCATGTAGTACACGTTGCGGTGTCGATACTTGATGTATCCAACAGAGAACAGGCTCGAAGCTATGCCTGACCTTGTGATTACATCGCAGATAGAAAACCTGAACGCATCATCCGCGATGTCTATCGACAATGGGGTGAAGATGAACACGAACTTTCGCTTGCTTTTCATTTAGTGAATCCATAATTGATAGCATCATTTAATACGCGCTGTGCCGCAGAGTTCAGGTCTGCACCCTCTCGAATCTCCTTCAACATGCGGTCAAGGAGTTTCGACTTGTCTACCATGTCCTGCTGTGAGGACATCTCATCTGTGATGTTTACCATGCCGATATTTTTTTCGAAGATTTGACGGCGCTGTTCGAGCAGGTGTTCCTGCCACTCGTTGAACGACTTGGGTGGGTTGTCCGGGAATGACGTTGACTTGATGAATGGCATTGAATGAAGTGTTTGAATTGCTTTGTCAAAGATTTCCTTGTATCCCTTCCATGCTGATAGGTTTCCTTCGTGGTGCTTGCGGTGGTGAATCACCGTGGCGTGGTGTATGTCAAACGCCTTTGCCACGTCAGTTAGTGTGTACTTGGTGGACAGGGCGCAGAGCAGTGCCGCCCTTGGTTTAACAACGTACTCCTTCCTGCTTTTATTGTCGTGGTGCCCAGTAATCGCGTAGAAGGTATTTCGTACAGCAGTTATCTGATTGAAACACACACGTTTGTGAAGTTCCTGCTCGTAGTTAGCGAGGGTCTCGTCAAACGATTGAAAATGATTCGGGTTCGAATCGCTTGAGGTGGTCGATGTCGTCTGCTCCGTAGACGTAGTGGACGTAGCATCGCATTGACTCTGACTCTCTGAAGATGTTGATGGCATAAGATTGGTTGTCTATTGAGGATGTAACGAAGTGCCAGTTGTCGCTTTCGTTAACATCGTGGATGGTGAGGCAGACATCTGCCCCGTATGCGTTCTTAAATACCACATCTGCAATCATGTGGCGAATATAGTAACTTGTTTAATTCAGGTTACTGGGTTATCAAAAAAGAGATGCAGTTGTGGTTCGTATCGTTCCTTGAAGGACACCTTCATGCTGAACTTGGTGTTGTCCAGTTCGCTCCACATTTGGTAGGGGTGGATGATGTCGAACAGGATGGCAAGGTCACCCTTCAGGTATCCGTCGAGGTTACGTTCCTCGTTCTGCTCAAGGTACATCTCCTTGTACGTCTTCTTGGTTTCGTTCATTTTCGTTGTTTACTAAATCCCATAAGTGGTCTGACTCGTAGAAGAGTTCGGGTTCATCCGTGAGGTTTGGTTTCTTAATCGTGATGTCTGTCTGTGGCTTCCACGATGGGTACACACTTTGGAACATCTTGATTGCATGCCTAACATCTCCCGGTGCGTAGGTGTGGCGTCCATCTGCGTATCTGATGGCCATCCAAATCACTAACTCAAAACATTCAGTTAGCGTTGTTATCTTGTCCTTGGTCTCTTTGTGCATTCCCATGACGTGAATTTTAGGGGCGATTGATTATTACTGGGCGCTATCGGGTATAGTTTCATCCTTTTCGGGCGCATCTATACCCGTTCGAACCTGTTCGATGAACTCTCGTTCGATTTCGAGGAACTGTCTTGACATAGCCGCAACGCCAAACAGAATCCTGCTATTGTGTCGTTCTGTTTTATTTCCTTCTTTCAGAAGTGTGGCACGTTGCCGAATTTTCTCAATCAGTTGTTCGACTGGGGTTTTCATTTTGTTTTTATTATTGGGTTAGTTTCTCACACTCTTCTCGTTTGACAACTGCATAGTCAAGTTCGGGGCACCATCCGTACGATGCATCGAATCGTTTGCGTAGTTCTGCCATAGCAGCGTCAGCTATGTCGTTGTTGGGACCTTCGGCCAACTCAATCAACTCGTCTTCAGGTAGTTTGTTCATGATTCTGAAATCTTTTTATCTACAAATTCTTGGATTGCATCCAACCAATCACCATCCCATATCCTCATGTTTCTGCCGCTGTACATCTGCTCAAACTCTTCCGACCAATCGATAGCATGGTCTATGTAGTTGATGATATGCATGGGCAGGTCTCTTGCCTCCAGTTCAACTGACATCATGACGAGTGTCTCAAGGTACTCTCGCAGTCCGTTGGGGTACTTCTTTTCTTGTGACATTGCTGTGTGTGTTTCTTAATTAACGGGTTACCTGAATGGTTTATTGTGCTTGAGGCACATCTTTTTCAACCTTGATGCTCTTGCCTTCCGCAAGGTCATAGATGTACAACTGATTGAACGCCTTGCCAAGCTTCATGGCTCTCTCAAGTGAGGAGATGTGCATAGACAACTCCAACTCGATGATAGTGATTGTGCTGTGAGTGAGCGGGTCAACGAAGTTCTCGTTCAACCACGTTCCAACGTACATGCACTCGCGCTCCGTTTCCGGCAGGTTGCTCAACCTTGTGAGCAGTTGTTGGAACGCGAATGAGAATCCATCGAAATCCGTGAATGGAATGGTGTAGCTCTTGTTATCATCTTCAACACCACCAACCATGAATCCTGTGGATGGAGGTGTCTCGCCTTTGTGGTTGACGGAGATGCCGCCGTTACGAATGGTGTCCAAGTATGCCTTGCTCGGCATCAGGTTGGAGATTGATTGAACTGACATTGTGAGTGGGTTTATTGTGTTAACAGATGTTAAAATCTGCTGATAAACTCTTCGAGGATGTCTTGATTCACCTGACCGCTTGCATCGAGCAATTCGTACTCGAACAACTGCATGGCCATGCGTCCGTATGAACCCTGCATCCATGGCAACATGCCTGACTGGATGAGCAGGGAGAAGAAGTATACCATCTCCCGTACGGTCATGTCGCCTTCCTCGTAACGGATGATGTCCGAAACAGAGACCTTTGAATTTGATGTCGTAATCATAGCTGTGTGTGTTTATTGTTTAACGTTTGATTGGGTGTGTTTATTGTGGCGCATCGTTGTCGTCTGCGTAGAAGATGTCCACGAACTTGTGTCCCTTACGCATCATGAAGTTGATGTAGTTATCGATGTGCGTTTGGTCAGAGAAGTTCTTTGGGCTACCGAAGGTGCGTCCAGCGGAGTTCCTGAAGGTCAAGAGAGCGTTAATCATTGTGCTTGAGATTCGATGAGGACGATAAGGTAATTCTTCTTGTTCGTAATTGCCATGCGAATGTCTTGCTCCCGTTTATCAAGGGACTCAACTTCTTCTGTTGGCGCTGACTCACTGCCGTTCAAGACGCACATGGCATTCATCTGTTGCAATGCCTTGATTCGTAGCAGTTCTTCGTTCAAGGACTCCAGTTCCTCTACGAGGACGACCATGTAGTCAACAACCTGCTTCTTTGACTTGGCCAATCGTGCGTCTGACGCACGCTTGTTTGCCTCTGTTTCGAAAAGAATCGTGTTCATTGTGTGTGTGTGTTTGAATGTTAAACGTGAGAGGGAATCTGTTTATTGTGTGCTGATGCAACTTTTTTATGACCGACGAGATACATGTGCAACCACATCCACATCGTGGCAGTCAGAATACAGCCCGCTGACTTCGCACATGCCTATGAATGACTCATCACTGGTCACCACAAGGTCGTAGCGAATATCCTCGTCGGCATCGTGATGCTCACGAATCCTGTTGCGCAGTTCCATCAGGAACCTGTCGAGTTCAGCGAACTCTGTCTCGTCGATGCCCGATGCATCCCCGTTGATGAGAGCAGGAAGGTAGCATCCTGCGATGGACAGCGTGTCGAACACGTAGATGGTTGAGATGAGTGAGGACATGTTTTCTGTGGGTTTATTGTTTAACGTGTGGTGATGTGGGTTTATTGTGCTCACATGTGGTATTCTTCGTATATCTCTGCATCCATGGCCACGATGTCGTCGTAGCAACTAACGAATACTGGGCATTCGAATAGCTCCTCCATGATGTCGAACATCTCGTGGTACTCATCGCTCCCGAACTGAATCCCAGTTACATGGAGCATGGTGCGTAGAGTGTATAGCTCGACGGAACCTTTGTCTTTGACTGCCTGCTTGACCTGCTTCACTTCCTCCGCATCGAAAATTTTGTGGAGGATGGCTTGAACTTGAGTTTCCATTGTGTGTGTGTTTAATAGGTTAACGATTAGGGGAACTGAATTATTGTTTCCTCCCAATTAAATGTTCAACGATTAAGTAAATGGCCAAACCGCTATTGATGGTGATGGCGGAGATGGTGATGATTGCTGTGAACATCTCTGTGTGTGTGTGGTGATTGGGTTGGCTCGTCCTCCCCTTCTGCCTACATGACGTCAAGGCATGAACCTTTGGTATGTGACCCATGAAAGTTTTTTTTAACTGGCTGAAAACAAGATGGTTGCAAAGTGGATTTTAACATCCGTTAACAGACCTGCTCGCTGTTTGCAGGCATTCCACAGCGCCACAGACGCATTCCGCAGAATAAGCACCACGCGACATGCGCACGCATCGCACACGCACGCAATACCCGCACACGTATGTGTGCACGCATGCGCGTAACGGAGCCATGTTGCGTTCTCGTATGTGAGGTGTGTTAAAGGTTGTGAAGAGATGGGGAGGGACAATCCTGCCTACTTGCTATTAGCAATCAGCAAGTTACATTTGCAATTACATCTCCCTCATCGATTTACTTACAATTTGCATTGCGTCAAACATAAATAGCAGTACAATCTGCGGTCATGTTACCATTAGCAATGCCATGGAATCAAAAAGCTAAAAGTATGCGGCGATTGCGCGTGCGTGCGCACCCACGGGGTCGCGCATTTGCGTTTCGGGTGCCCCCGGCGTACGTCCATAATTATAGAT